ACGCCAAGCGTGCCGCTTGTGAGCTTATCAGTGCTGTGGTTCGGAATATCCGAAGCAACAAGTGATCGGAACGAAGGAGCAGAAGGGCCACCAGTTGCTGGACCAGCAAATACGGTGTTGTCTGATGCCGTTGTGACACCAGTACCACCGTTTGCAGCAGCAAGGGTTCCGGTTACAGTTGCAGTGTTAAGTTCAACGGACCCGTCAGCCATCTTGGCGGAGGTAATCCCATTGTCCTTAACACGAAGGATGTCAGAAGAAATCTCAATGGTGGAGTCATCAACGTTGACAGAAAGGTCAGTTCCTGTGAGGGTAAGTCCCGAACCAGCTGTTAGGGCGGCGGAGTCGGAGAACTGCGAGAATGCCAGTGCGGTTGAGCCAACCGTAATTGGGCTGTCAGTTGTAAGAACCCAACCCGTGTTTCCGTTTGCTGTTCCTTCTTCAACGAAGGTGAAGAGCCCTGGGGTTACCTCTGCGTCAGCATCTGCATCGGTTGCTCGGACTGCAGCACCTGAAGCCTGAACGACGTAGATACCGTTCTGGCTGCCAGTTGACTGATTCTTAACAAGTACTCGATTGCCAGTGGCAAGCGTTACTCCGTCAATTACGTCGCCATTCTCAAGTGCTTCAGATAGGTCAACGTTGGCGGTAGTCGCAACACGAACAGATGCCTTGACATCAAGACCTGTGGCAACGCTGTCAACATATGCCTTAGTGGCTGCGTCGGTTGCATTAGTGACAGATCCTGAGATTGTTACGCTTGTTGCGGTAACAGTCCCGGCAGTGAAATTTCCTGATGCATCGCGCTTAACGATTGTGCTTGCGGTGTTTGCATCAGTGGCGTTATTGACCAGCGTGTAGTGCGCAGCGGACATTGAGCCAGCAGCGGCGCCATCTGCAGCCAAGATGCTGATTGTTGCAACGCCATTTGCAAGGGAGACCTGGATTGGAGCGGTGCCCTGAAGACTGTCAATAGACCCAACAGACTCCCACGCGGAGCCGTTGTAGACCATGAGGCCAACTGGGCCGTCATTGGAGTCTGAGTTGTAATAGATCTGGCCCGTGGCAGGCGAAGACGGCGGGGTGGCAAGAACCTGAATGGTTGCATTGCGAAGCTCATTCTTCTGTAGGTCTAGGAAGCTGCTAAGCGTTAGACTCGTCAGGACCTTCACGGATATCTCCTCAGTTTAGGTATGCATAGCCGCTGAAAGCCGCGGCAAAACTAACTGTAATCTGGTCGTCTGAGTTATACAAGACCTCCCCTATCTGGACGTTCCCGCCACTGTCCACAATTGTTACGGATGGCTTTCTGCCGAGGCTGTGAGATATCGTCCATGTAGAAGAGGCGGAAGATTGACTGTGGACATATGTTGATGGCTCAACAATGGATGTTCCAGTTGTTGCCGTAACTGTTGTCTGCGACTCGGAAACAGTAGCAGAGTTGTTGACATCGGTAATGATTGCATTAAAATCGTCGGTCACCTTGTCACTTCTCCTGAAACCTTAAAATCTCCCTCAATAACCCTTGTAACAACCCCGGATGCTGAGATGATTTCGAGGTCGTATTTGTAGTTTCCAGATGGGATTCTTGCCGAAGTTACAGCAGGGATGGTTATTTCTATTTCTCCGTTTGACTGCAAAACAAGCCCTCCACCGCCACTTGTCAAGGAAAGATACTCATCTGGTGAGCTTTTTGACTTTCGAACCTTCATTCTCCCAGTATAAGAGCTAATGTTTATGGGCGTGTTGTTTGCGTCCGTGTATGTCACAACCCGGATAAATGTGGTTCCCTGCTCAAAAATAATGTCATAGATGTTGGCTGGCATGCCTGGATTGTGGCAGAAATAATAAGAAAGTCAACATACGTTGGTTTTGCTGTGCCTTTGCTGTATGATGTCGCCATGGGAAAACCAGGAAGAAAGCCACAGGCCCAAATTGACGCTCTGCGGGAGAAGATCACGCAGTTGCTTCTTAATGGCGTCCCGACTGCCCAAATAGCCACCGCTACCGACCTTTCGGTACACACTGTTCGCGAGCACATTCGCAACATCCGAAAGAAGTGGGCCGAGGATCAGCCCGATCAGATACTTACCAGGGCGGAACTCGTCCAGAGGGCAAGAATGATCGGCCAGCAGGCAGCAATCGGGGCCTCAAAGGCAAGGGGCTCAGCCATGGAAGTTCAATACCTTAAGATACAAATTGAAATACTAGACAAGGTTGCTAAACTGACAGGAGCTTATGCTCCAGTAAGACAAGAGGTCACAGGAGCCGATGGCTCTGCTATTGAGATCTCAAGGTCTCCTCATGAAATTGATAGCCTTACAGCAAATGAACTTTCGGCAAGACTGAAGGTTTGGGCAGAGGATTTGGAGAGCAATGTCGGAAACGAAGAAGCGCAAGCAAAGCAAGTCGAAAGCAGCCAACCCGCCGAGTAATGAGCAGTATCGGGAATGGCTTCGCGGTCAAGCGACTAAATCCGATGCGGCATTTGCGGAATATGTAAGCGGCCTTATTTTCCCTCGTCACCTAAGGGAAATGGAACAGTTCCTTAACGCCCGTGAGCGAGCTTTGGTTTTGATGCCACGAGGCCACGCAAAGACTACAATGCTTATTCACAGAACCGCAAGAATGATTGGGCTAACCGAAGGAAAGATTCGAATTGGCGTAGTCACTTCAGTGCTCTCTGACGCCCTTGCTCGATCAAGGGCAATTAAAACAATTATTGAGTCTTCTGCTTTTGCGGAGATTTTTCCATGGGCAAGAAGCGGAGTTGCTGGCGGAAAGTGGACAGACGAAGTTTGGAATATCAAGGGTGTAAATCTTGGAAAAGATGCAACCTGTTTTGCTGACGGCCTGACATCTATCAAGCCCGGACCGCGACTCGACCTGCTCATTGCGGACGACATCGTGGGCCTCCGGGAAAACGCGACTCCGACTCAACGCACTAAAGCAAGTGAGACCTACTGGCAGGTAATTGATCCAATGCTCGTGCCAGGTGCAACAAGGTGGTACATCGGAACAAGGTGGCATGAGGACGACTTTTACGCCGAGCTTGAAAGCAAGGGGATTCCAACCTATCTACGACGTTCGCTTGAAGAATCAGGGCCGCTATGGCCAGAGATGTACACCGTTGCTGACCTTGAGCAAAAAAGAGAAGAGCTAGGAACCCCAATTTTTAACTTGCAATATCAAAACGACGTCACTTCGATGGGTGGAAACATCTTTAGGTATGAGTACTTTAAGTATGTTGATCAAATCCCTCCTGGGGCAAGAAGGGTTGGGGTCGACCTCGCAGCATCGGAACGGGAACGATCTGACTACACTGCCGCCGTTGAGGTTCTTGAGGACGAGGAGCACAATCTTTACGTTCTTGGCGCATATAGAACCAGAATCCAGCAAGGTCATCAAAAATGGCTAACTGGCATCGAGAAGGACGGGACACTTATCGACGACCCAAGCAGTCCGCGTCTTCTTTGGCCAGCCAGATATGTTGGGCTTAAGGGGCAGAAAGACGTGTGGGGCGAAGAGCCAAGAAGGATCACCGAAATCAACATTGAGGCAGTTCAGTACCAGTCAACGTTTGTCAGAGAAATGGTCACTGAGACCAGGCTTCCGGCCAGGGGTGTTCGCCCAGAACGAGACAAGGTATTTAGATCGAGATCTCTTGCGGCACGATACGAGGCCGGAAAGGTGTTTCACCTAAAGGGCGGCCCTGGGATCAGGCAGCTTGAGTCCGAAATGATGTCGTTCCCAAACAGCGAGCACGATGACCTTGTTGACGCCCTTGTGTACGCTGCTGACGTTGGGAACTCTGGCTTCTACTTTACCTCTGCAAAAAGAGGCTAAATATTACGATCAAGAATGATATTTTCTTGATTTAGTAAAGCAACAGAAAATCCGTAAGGCTCGTAGTGGGCAACGATTTCAGGAACTCTACCGTCATGCTCAATGCACATCATTTCAGTCATAAACTCATCTGGGTTTATCTGCATTGAAAGGTCGGAGGATGTGCCCTCAACGTCTATCGAGATAAACTCGATAACAGGCCTTTTTGATTTTGCAAGATCAAGGGCTTCCCTCATTGTAATAACAGGAACATATATTTCAGAAAATTCAGCCCTTGCACTTGGTATGCTTTTTACATAGTCTTTCCACTTTTCGTAGTTTTCCGTTTCCATTGTTGAAACTCCGGAATTTGGAGATTCCCACATCAGGCGGACTCTTTCAGTGGCGTTTTTGTCGCCAGTGATCATTGCATTAACAAGGGTCATATTGGGATTTCCCCTATAAAGATCGAAGAGTTTTGAAAAGGAGAAAGAGGACCCGTCAACCAGGATTCCCGACCACCCAAGCTCAGCCAATCTTCTGCTGTTGCTAAGATTTACCCCGTCGTAAGCCCCAACGTCTAAAAACGACCCCGTCCTGCCACTAAACTTGGCAATAATGATCTCTTCTTCATTGTTCTGCGAATACATGCTACTCAGTATATCTCCAAATAGTTTCCTTGCGGCACTTAAGGCATCCAAAAAAAACCATTTTCTCGGAAAGGCTTGACTTCGATTGCTCTTTTGGGATTTCCTTTGTCCTTTCGCCGCACCTGGAGCAAGACCACATTCCGGGAAGTCTAAATTCGTTCCCAACAAGCCTGTACTGCCAGACGTCACGATCCTTGTTGGGGTGCCTTCTGTTCTCAATCTTGTGGCCCTCTTCGCGGAGCTCTCGAAGGCGCTTGAGCCCTTCGCTTCCGCCAACCTCAGGACTGGCAATCCTTGGGCCATCAATCCATACGTTGATGTTTTTCACAAGCAGCTCAAGCACTGCGTCTTTTCTAGTCATTTTGTTCTTATTCATGCCTAAATACCTCCCTGTATGATACGCCAGTGTATGCGCGAGGATGATACAAGCAACGCATAGATTTTGTCAATGCCGGATAAACTCAGCGATTTGCCCTTGATCCTGCTTCCAGTATGCCCGGAATATCCCCAAAAATCTCTGGGAAATGCGGCATCAATTGGGTCCAAATCATTTTACCTATTTCTTGGGCTTCTGGCTGAGCGGATGAGTGCATCCTAAGCATGAGAATATGCCTCCACTCCCTCAAATTTGATTTCATAATAAGCCTTGTTCTGGTTGCGTTTGGAA